CCAAAAGGACCTAGCGGTGATTTTCAACCGAAAGTTGAAACTCACTGGAATCGTCATGAATTCAAACACCGATAGCAACAGCCTCGGCGTGGATTCTGAGATCCTGGAGCATTTCGAGAAAATGGTCTCTTCTTTAGAAGAGCCAATTCTCACAGACACGGCCATCCTTATGGGTGACCCTGGCTGCAAAGGGGTACTAACTCTCCACAACTTAGTTGCGGAAGAGGAAGCTGCTTTGGAGCTTAAGCTCGGGAGACCGGTTGAACTGGCCGATCTCCACAAAGCAAATCCCATTACCTTCCCGTGGCGCCACTTTAGTTGCGCTGGGGACGATCATACCGCCATTGGTCCAGACGAATATCTGGACAATATAGGTAAATGCCATGAAAAGAACCAAATGGTTCTTTCAAAAGGCAAACACGTCCGATCAAAGATCGGCGGGTTCTACTGTGAACGTGTAATCTTAAGATTAGACGACACGGTTCTAACTAGACCAAGCAAAGATTATAATCAGCATGCTCTAGTAGACTCAGTTAAAGTGAGACTTTTGTCTCCTGAGACTAAAGACCGAGAGTCGGAGGTTGAAACCAATCCGGCAATCGGTAAGGCCCGGCTGTTGTATAAACAACTGTCGTGGTCTCCACCTGGATGGGAACGGACACTGTCGGTTCTCGTCCAGAGAAGGTTCTTAGGGAGGATGCGTAAGTATCTTCCAAAAGGACCTAGCGGTGATCTTGCAAGGATCATCGAATTGCCAAGCGTCTTAGGAGGCTTGTCAATGCATCCCCCTCGGTTCTCCGATTGGGATCTAGAGAATGTTTTAGCAGAGTTAACTCCGCAACATCTCCGTATACTTGATCACCTCTTTAGAGGTGGAGTCTTAGACTCAATGGCCAAAAGGGCATTGTCAAGATATTCTTCCGACAGGTATGCCAGAGGCATACCGTTGGATGACGCAGTGGACCTAATTATAGATTCACTGTTCGATCTCTCTTGGACAAAGGAAGAATCCGTTGTTCTAGAAGAAGCTCGTAAGAGATTCAAATTGAGAGATAACATAGGCTACCGACACGTGCTTAAGCACGTGACGAAGCTAGGTTATGAAACACGGTTTTCGATCAAAAGAAAGCTGGCTCGTTCATATAACCAGGCGTGCCTCATGCACGACCCTCCAAAGAGAGGGTTTCGCACCGCAAC